GGTTGCACGCGACTCTCGTCATTTTCTTAAGTGTCCCCTAATCGACGCAAAGGGGGACAGGTTGACAGGCGCGGGGGACAAGATGACCGTCCGCGCCCTCGCCGCAGCCTTGGGAATGTCCCCGAACGGGACGCACAAATGTATTCAGCGCGGGATGCCTACGGATTCCGTCGAAGCCGCCGAGTCGTGGCGCAGGCGCAACGGAAGGAGCAAGCTAACCAGCCCCGCGAAAGCCATTGCCGCAACCGCAATCGTCGGAGCCATCACCGCCCCGGCACAGCCGCCCGAAGTCATCGACGCGATGAACCGCCGCGCCGAGGAAGCCATCGAAGAACCCGTCAAGACCTTCACCGATACCGACAGTTGCCGCGAGGCGCTTAACGAGCAACGCCAGCTTCGCAAGCACGCCGCTGCTCAAGTCGCCCGCCTCCATCACTCCGGGGACATCGAAGCCTCCCGCCGCTGGTCGCAGACGCATCAGCAATACTCGGCCAAGCAACTTACCTACGAGCGGCAATGGCGCGACCTTCTTGAGCGCGACCGCCGCACGATTCAGATCGAAGATGCCGACCGCACTTTCCGCGCCGTGCTGCAAGACGTTCGCACCCTTGCCGCCTCCATGCCTGCGGCCCTCGCCGCCAAGGTCAACCCGCAAGACCCCGTGCTCGCTCAGAAGCTCTTGGAGGAGTGGCGAGATAAGACCCTCTTCAAAGCCATTTATGAAAACCGTAACACTGCCACTTGATAAACTCATCGCCTACGCGGGCAACCCGCGAAAGAACGATCACGCCGTCGAAGCCGTAGCCGCCGCCATCAAACGCTTCGGGTTCCGCGTCCCGGTCTTGGCGAAGTCTGACGGCTCGCTGATCGACGGGCATCTGCGCGTAAAGGCCGCAAAGCATCTTGGCATGGAGGAAGTTCCGGTCGTGCTGTGTGATGACTTGAGCGAAGCCGACATTAAGGCTCTGCGGATCAGCATTAACCGCATGGCCGAACTGGCGGATTGGGATAAACCCTTGCTCGCTACTGAACTGCAAGGCTTGGCCGAGCTTGGCGTGTCGCTTGAGGATAGCGGCTTTGGAGAAGCCGACCTTGCGAGCCTGCTTGCCGAGACGAAAGAACCGGACGCCCCGGAGGACTTCCCGGAAGTCGGGGAAGGAATCAGCACAGAGTTTAAGTGTCCGCGCTGCGCCTACGAATGGAGCGGACAACCGCAATGACCAAACCTCCTTATCGTGTCCCGTCGATGACGGAGATTGCCGCGATCCCGTGGAACGGATTTACGGCGGCATCGACCTTCAGCGGGTGCGGCGGGTCTTCCCTTGGCTACCGTATGGCGGGCTTCCGCGTCCTCTACGCCAACGAGTTTATCCCGGCAGCGCAAGACAGCTACCGCGCTAACGCCGCCGACTACACCTTCCTTGATACGCGCGACATCCGCACGGTGCAGCCGCACGACATTCTCGAAAAGATCGGCCTTGCCCCCGGCGAGCTTGATCTATTCGACGGCTCGCCGCCCTGCGCGTCTTTCTCGACGGCGGGCAAACGCGAAGCAGGGTGGGGCAAGGTTAAGAAATACAGCGACAGCGAGCAACGCACGGACGATCTTTTCTTTGAGTTCGCCCGTCTCTTGCGCGGCTTACAGCCAAAAACCTTTGTCGCGGAAAACGTCAGCGGCCTCGTCAAAGGAACGGCCAAGGGTTATTTCCTCGAAATTCTCCGAGAGTTAAAGTCTTGCGGCTATAAAGTCGGATGCAAGGTTCTTGACGCGCAATGGCTTGGCGTTCCGCAAGCACGGCAGCGGACAATCTTTGTCGGAGTGCGGAATGATTTGCCCGCGGAGCCAGCGCATCCCAAGCCGTTGCCCTATCGCTACAGCGTAAGGGACGCGCTGCCGTGGATCTACAAGGTAAAGATTGGCCCGCTGCAAACAGATTGGAAAGATTCGAGCGATCGTCCGTCACATACAATTATTGCTGGCGGCGAGCGACCGAGTGAAAACGCCTATACAGCAAGGGCAACCTTTGTCGAAGCCGAAACGGATATTAGTCGATATGCCATTGGCGCCGAGTGGGAGCGCATGAAAAAGCCCGGAACCCAAAGCGAAAAATATTTTCAGCTTCAGCGTCCGTCCCTTAACGAACCATGTCCGACAATTACGCTGGGAGCGGGAGCCTTATCCTGCGCTGGAGTTGTTCATCCTACCGAAAAAAGAAGGTTTTCAATAGCCGAACTAAAACGCATCTGCGCCTTCCCTGACGACTTCAAACTGACTGGAACCTACGCGCAACAATGGGAGCGATGCGGTCGATCCGTGCCGCCCGTAATGATGTCGCATATTGCCGCGACGATCCGCGACGAAATCCTTCGCAAGCTATGACCATTCCGCGCGATTGGACGTTTAAGACATCAGACGTTGCCGGGGCTTTTGACCGCCATGTGCGCGAGCAGCTTCCTTGGTATGACCTTACAACTGGCGTTGTCGCTCATGTCGCGCGTCACTACATCCCGGAAGGCGGAAGGGTTTATGATATAGGAGCAAGCACGGGAAACATCGGCGCGGCGATAGCGGAAACGCTTGTCGCGCGGCATGCCGAGTTTGTCCCTATAGACAACTCCGCAGCTATGGCCGACATCTATTGCGGCCCCGGCGAGCTTGTCATCGCAGACGCCTCAGACTTCGACTATCAGCCCTTCGACCTCGCCGTTCTTTTCCTTTGCCTTATGTTTGTCCCGCCTGCGAAGCGCGCCGACTTTATCGCGCGCCTCCGCGAGCGGCTACGTCCGGGCGGGGCGATCATCGTCTTCGACAAGTGCGAACCCGCAAGCGGCTATGTTGCTACGGTTCTCTGGCGTCTGGCGTTAGCCGGGAAGGCGGCGGCGGGAGTCGAGGCCAAGGAGATACTTGCCAAGGAGCTTTCCCTCGGCGGTGTTCAGCGTCCTATCTGCCCGCGAGAGCTTGATCCTGCGACCGAAATATTCCGCTTTGGCGACTTCGCGGGATGGGTCATAGAAAAATGACCCTCACCGCACAACTTGACCGCAGCCTGCGCGATGTCTTTGCGCCTATCGACGCGCGCGAAGTGTGGGAATGGGCAGAAGATGAAGTTGTTCTCACGCGGCGGCAGACGGAAACCCCCGGCCCTTACTCGACACTGCTCACGCCTTACATCCGCGAGCCGCTGCAATGTTTTGCCGATCCCCGCGTGACGGACTTGGCCTTGTGCTTTGGCAGTCAGACCAGCAAAACCACGGCCATGATGATTGGAACAGCGTGGCGTCTGGTCAACAATCCAGTGCCGACCATCTGGGTCATGCCGAGCGAAAGCCTTGCGCGGTCATTCAGCGAAAACCGCTGGCAGCCGATGGTGGACGATTGCGACAAGCTGCGGGCCTTGAAGCCGAGCAACACGCACCGCTTCAAGAATCTTGAGCAACAATTCCGCGATGCCACGTTGGTTTTCATTGGCTCAAACTCTCCCTCAAATCTTGCGTCTCGTCCTGCGGGACTCTTGATTATGGATGAAACAGACAAGATGGCCGATGCCTCCGAAAAGGAATCATCCGCCGTAGCCTTGGCCGAGAACCGCACCAAGAGCTACACCAACGCCCTGCGCGTAAAGTCCTCGACCCCGACCACCCCGGAGGGGGAAATCTGGCAAGCCTTTCAGCAAGGCGATCAGCGTTTCTATTTCGTCCCATGTCCGCACTGCAACGCCATGCAACGCTTGCTTTGGGGGCAAGTAAAGTGGGACACCGCCGCGCGCGGGGAGGACGGCGCGTGGAACGAGGACACCGTGCGGGCCTCGGCTTACTACGAGTGCGAAGCGTGCAAGGGCAAGATTACGGACGGACACAAGACCCGGATGCTCCGCGCCGGGGAGTGGCGGGCGACAAACCCTAACGCCGCTGCCGGGAGGCGCAGCTATCACCTCAACTCGCTTTACGCCCCGTGGCGGTCGTGCGGCTTTGGCGAGCTTGCTGTCATCTTCCTGCGGCAAAAGGCATCGCTCCTTGGCCTGCAAGATTTCGTCAACGGCGCGCTGGCCGAGCCGTGGGTCGAGGACGCCGACAAGGAGCAGGAGGTTAAGACCGCAGCCAGCGATTACCTTTCCGGGGATCGTTGGGACGAGGCCGAGTTCTCCGCAATGACTGTGGACGTTCAAGATGCCGGGGGCCGTCACTTCTGGTGCGTCATCCGCGATTGGTCAAAGGACGGACGCTCGCGCGGAAGATTCGCGGGCCGGATCGAAACATGGGATGACTTGGAAAAGCTACGCGAGGAACACGAAATCCGCCCGCCTTGCGTCTTCGTCGATTCCGCCTTCGCCTCGCGCGAAGTTTATTTTGCTTGCTGCCGCTTCGGCTATGTCGCCCTGCGCGGTAGCGACAACGAGAGTTTCACGTGGAACGACAACGGGCGCAAAGTGCAACGCGCTTACGCTCGCCCGGAGCGCGGCGATCCTGCGGGCGGGGGAAGATGGGATGCTGGCACGTTGCCGCGCAGGAATTGTCCGGTGATTAAATTCAGCGCCCCGACTTGCGAAGACATCCTTGCCGCGTTGCGTCGAACCGATCCGCCGCGATGGGAGTTCCCGCGCGACTTCCCGGTTGATTGGCACCAGCACATGGCAAGCACCGTCAAGAAGCGTGTTCGCAACGCTGCCACCGGAGCAGTGTCATACAAATGGGTTGTGCCGAAGGGCAAAGACAACCACCTTCGCGACTGCGAGAAAATGCAGGTGGTCGCCGCCCTGCTCGCCAAGGTCTTAACCCCCGCCGCCGAGCGTCCTTCAGAGAAGGCAACCCCGTAACGCGATCATTTGCAGGGGTTTAGGGGGGGTGAAAAAAAAGATGAAAAAAGGTGAAACTTTTCCCTTTACAAAGGCAAGCGTTTGGCTTTATCTTGGCGGGGTAATGAGAACACAGAACACAAACGGCCACGGGGTTCCCGCCGTGGACAACTACTACGCAACCGGAGAAACGGATGTGAAAACGATCCGCGAACTTCCGCGCGGCGAATACTTCAAACTCAGCGACAAGCGCACCGCAAAAGTCTGGAGGCTCGGAGCGTATGACTATTCCGCTCGCGCTTATTGGGCCGAGGATTGCTCCGACATTTCCAACGGCAAACTCGTCAAGGCCGATCGCTACGTTTTCATCGGCTTCACCTACTAACCATCAACACACACAACCATGAAATACATCAACGACTGGAAACCAGAAACCCGCAGCCTCTTGGAGTCGCTGCAAAAACACGGCCTGCAAATCTGCGGCGTCGATAACGGCGAATATCGCATGGACTTTGACCAGCGCGACATCGAGCTATTCCTTGAATCCTGCACCGCGTGCGACGAAGCGTGGCTCACAGTCCGCACGCCCGAAAACAAAAACAAAGTCATCTACCTTGTTTATGGCAATAGCCCCGGCGAGTTAGCCAGCGACTACAACGTCTGTCCGCTAATCGACGCTGCGACCGACGAGCACTACAACAAGTGGGAAGGCAGCAAGCAACCTACCAAGCCCGCACCGATTCAACTTACAGGCTGGACTGGATAGCATCGACTGACCTCCCTCCCGCCCCCGCAAGTCGGGGGCGGCATGGGACGCCAGACGGCGAACCACGATCAGCGGCGGCAACCGCTGAAATAAAAAGAAAGAACACAGAACAAAATGAAAGAGACACTTACACCACAGGAAGTCGCGCTGCGATTGATGCACGACGATAACGCTAACTGGACACCCGCAGGAGCCTTGGCAATGGCCGAGTCCCTCGTCGAATACGAGGAAGGCAGCGGCGAGGAAATGGAGTTCGACGCCGTAGCAATCCGCTGCGACTTCTCCGAATACGAATCCTTGCAGGAATGGGCGAAGGATTACTTCGGAACCGACCGGGACGGGCGGGGCTGGAAGTATCATCTCAGCATCAGCGAGGACGCCGACGAGGACGAAATCGACACGACGATTCGCGGCTACGTCACGGATCGCGGCCAACTGATTGAGTTCGACGGGGGGATCATTGTCTCCAGCTTCTAACATGAAACCCGACAAGATCATTCCCTTCCCGATCAAGCCCGCCGCCCCCAAGCCCGTGCTTGACGAGGCCGAGCCGCAGAACATCATCGTGGTCGAGTTCGACCGCGACGAGTATATCGTGACCGCCAGCCCTTACGCCGTATGAGCAAACAAACCGACATATCCAAAGCTGCCGCCGCCCTTGGGCGCAAGGGCGGGGCGGCAGGGACAGGCAAGGCCAAAGCCCGCAGCAAGGCGCATTACTCCGAAGCGGGGAAGAAGTCCGGGGAGGTTCGCCGCCTCAAGGCGCTTCAGCGCAAGGGGGCCATTTGACGGATTCTGGCGATGTGGTAATCTCCGCGCCATGAGCCTACGCGCCGCCCGGAGTCGTGATAACCCACGACTCCAAACACGCTGACCCCGCTGACTATAACGAAGCATCCTGCGGCCCGGAACTGCCGCATGATACGGCGGAAGATTTATTTTTAGACGCACGCTGTCGCGTAGCCGCTCCCGCGCAGCTTGCGTCTTTCCGCGCCCTGCTGGATTGGTGGTCGCTGGAAGTTTTCAAGGAGTTCTGGAAGGACTACGAAGCGCAAGAGGGTGGGGGCCAAGCCTCGCGCACCTTCGGGGATGAGGCGGCGATTCGCCTTCTGCAAGCGTTGACCAACTCGCAGACACGGCAGACCGCGATGAAGGCGGAATGTTATCTCGCCGTCATCAATCGCAAACCGGAGTCGCAGACCGAGATTGCCAAGAAATACGGCGTGACCCGCGCTGCCGTCTCCAAGGTCATCGTCAGCATCAAGGACGATCTCGACCTCCCGACCGCGCGGCACATGAAAAGTGACACCGCCCGCGAATCATATCGAACCCGCGCCCTGCGGGTTCACCAAATACGAAAAGAAAAATTATGCAAACAACCGAACTCCAACTCATACAACCGTCTCTCGACCTTACGCTCTGCATTGATGCAGACACTTGTGCCGCAGAGCTAAAACGCTGCGCCGACGAAGCTGACCGCTGCGCGGCCCTTGCTCAAGCCGGGGCCGAGCTTGCCATCCGCCACGCATGGAACGCGGGGGCCGTCTGCCTCAAGGCAAAGGAAGTCGTGCCGCACGGCGAGTTTCAAGAATGGCTTGAGGCTAACGCTGGCGAGCGCGGAATCCGCACACTGCAAAAATGGATGAAGCTCGCAAAAACGAATCTGGATTCGCTTTTGAACGAGAACCCGAAGGGGCTTAATGACGCTTACCGCATCACGGGCATCCTGCCCGAACCGGAGCCGAAGGCCGAAGGCGGGGAGGGGGAGAAAGATCGCCCGCCCTTCACGCTCTCGTTCAAGACGCAATACCGCTTGCCGTCCGAGTGGCAGCGGGACGCGGCCCGAGACTTCCTCTACGAGTTCGACCGCTTGGCAAAACTGGCAATGCAACTCAAGACGGAGTTTGGATTGTGAACGACCAGCCGCGCGGGAGCACGATGATCCCGGTCTTCCTGTTTTGCTTTGCCGCCTTGGGGTTTGTCTGGTCGGTCGAGGCCACGGCGAAAGTGATCCTGCGAGTGCTTGGCCTTTGACAGTTTGGCAAAAGCATGGCGCGTTCCGACTTTTACGGCTTACCCGTTGCGACTCTTACCGAGTTGCGGGATGAGTATGTCGCCGCCATCAAAGCGATTGCCACCAATGGCGTCAGCTATTCTATCGGCGGTCGCAGCCTGTCCCGCGCCAATCTGACCGAGATGCGGAACACGCTTGGCGACATTACCGCCGCCCTCGACCGCGCTTCCGGTAGCCGCCGCCGCACTCTCTACGCCGACTTCTCTGGCGTCCGTTCCTAATGAACCTTGTTGACCAGACCATTGCCCTGTTCAGCCCCCGCGCGGCCCTGCGCCGGGAAGTTGCGCGGCAGAAGCTAACCGCTTTTTCGCGCTTCGACGCGGCCAAGATTACCCGCGCCCGTCCGCAGGCTCGCCAGAATATGCCCGCCGAGCAGATCGGGGGAACGACCGAGCGCATCCGGTTAATGAATCGCGCCCGCGATCTTGACGATAACTTCTCCACGGTCAGGGCGATCTTGACCCACTTCGTCATTCACACGGCAGGCACGCTTGCCTACCAAGCCCGCACGGGTGACACGGCTCTCGACCAAGACGTTGAGGCGTATCTTAATCAATGGTTCGCCAACTGCGACTTGACCGGACGCCACTCGCTCCTTTGCCTTACGCAACTGGTCTTTCGCGCCGTCCTTGTCGATGGCGATTGCGGTGTGATCCTTGTCCGTGACGGGGATGACCTCAAACTTCAGACTGTGACCGCCGACAGGATCGGGCGGGACATTGACCTCGACCTTAACGACCCTGCCTATATCGGAGGGGTGCAGATCGACCCGCGCGGGCGTCCGCTGAAATACCGCGTCTATGAGCGCGACCGCTCCGGGCGCTATCTGAACTTTGAGGAAATCGACGCGGAGAACTTTTGCCACATCGCCAACTTCACCCGCCCCGACGAATACCGGGGCCGCTCGGTTCTCGCGCCGATGCTGGATGACGCGCAGGACGTAGCCGACTTGATCGAATACGAAAAGCTCGCCGCTCGCTGGGCATCCTCACAAGCGGGCGTGGTCAAGACCGAATACGGCGCGGACGAGGAACTTGCTTCCGTGCTGCGCGGGGAGAAAGATCAATTCGGCAATGAGATCAAGCTGACGGCGCTGGAGCCGGGGCGCATTAACTATCTGAACACGGGCGAGAGCATGGAGATGTTCAAGAGCGGCGACCGTCCTGCCGCCGCCTTCGCCAACTTCGTGCAATACTTGGAGAACCGGATGTGTCGCGCCCTTGGTGCTTCCGCTCGCGTTATCCTCGACCGCACCAGCGCAGGCCCGGAAGCGCGCAAAGACCTTCGCCAAGCCGAGCGCACGTTCGACTTCTGGCGCTATCAGTTGGAGGCGCAATTCTTGAACAAGGTGGTTCGCCTCGCCTTGATGGATGCCGCCGCCAAGCGACTCCTGCCTAACCGCCCCGAAGTCACTCTCGGTCAATGGCAATGGCCGGGATCGGTCAGCATTGACGCGGGGCGTGATGCTCGCGCCGACATCGAACTCTGGCGCATGGGTCTTGCTACCGCTGCGGAACTTTACGGCGAGGCAGGCCACGATTGGCAGGCCAGCATGAGACAGCGCGCTAAAGAGGCGGCTTATATCCGCGAGCTTGCGGAAGAAATGGATGTGTCGCCTGCGGAAATCTCTGGCGGCATCGAATCCGTTGCCACTGATCCGAATCGCGCGCCCGTCACGGCTCCGGTCGATGGCGAAGTCGAACTGCCAGACGGCGCGACCGCCGAGACGGTGCAGGACACCGCGCTCAACGGCGCACAGGTGCAGGCGTTGCTTGAACTGGCGCAGTCCGTGGCGAGCGGAATCATTACGGCAGAAGCCGCAAAAGCCATTGCCGCCGCTGCCTTCCCGCTTGTGTCTTCGTCCGTCATCGACCGCATCTTCGACAATATCGAAGCGGACACGATTACCCCGGACGCGATCCGCGAGGCAGCAAGGGAGGCAGAGTTTAAGGCCAAGACCGAACTGGCAATCCCCAAGAAATACGCGCACATCAATTTCAAGCCAACCGCCGCTCTCGCGGTCGAGGCCAAGCGCGGCCTTGAGTGGCGCGAGGAATACGGACGCGGCGGCACGGAAGTCGGAGTCGCCCGCGCGCGCGACTTGATGAACCGCGCCAATCTTTCCCCGGACACGGTTCGCCGCATGAACAGCTATTTTGCCCGTCACGAAGTCGATAAGCAGGGCGAAGGATTTAAGCCGGGGCAGGACGGTTATCCGTCTGCTGGCCGTATCGCGTGGGCCTTGTGGGGCGGCGATGCGGGCGCGTCATGGGCTGCGGCCCGCGCGGCACAGATGGATGCCGTCGATGACGATGAAGGCTAAACTTTAACGGGGGCGATTGCTTCGACCGACTCTGCGGAGTCTGGCACGGGGGTGAAAGCCCCCCGCCTCCACCTTTTGACAGATTGCGTCTTGCATGACCAAGACCGACTTCGCTGTTCTGCAAGGACAGATCGACGCGCAGGCCGCGACCATTTCTGACGTGAGCGTTATCACGGTTGGCGAGGCCAAGGGCCACGGGATGCAGATCGACGCGCAGACACTGACCGAAGTGAAGGCCGCTGCCGAGACTTACGCGGGCGGACTTAAAGTAAAAACGGACCATTACACCGGCTTTAACGAAATCGTCGGCACGCTGAAAAACTTTCGCATCGACGGCGATCAGCTACGCGCTGACTTGTTTCTGCTCAAGAATCACGATGCCACGGCTCGCATCTTAGAGATGGCCGAGCTTATGCCCGACACGTTCGGTCTTTCGATCTCGTTCACGGGCGAACACGAAGAGAGCGACAACGATATTGTCTTTGCGCGCTGCACGGAGATTTATTCCGCTGATTTAGTCGATGCCCCGGCGGCTAATCCCACGGGACTCTTCAGCGCAAAGGTTGACAGCGAGAAAAAGGACATGGACGAAAAGCAAATCGCTGACGCTATCGCCGCCGCTCTGGCTCCGGTGATCGAAGAAATGGCCGCCATGCAGGCCAAGCTCGCCGCTCTGGAAGTGGACGAAGAGAAGGAAATGACCGAGGACAAGCCCGAGGAAATGACCGAAGACAAAGCGATGGTCGAGCACGACGAAGAAAAGGAAGACATGAGCGCCAAGCTGGCCGCTGAAGTCTCCGAACTGAAAGCCCTCGTCGCCAATTTCGGCGCAAAGCCCGTTTCGATTGCCGTTGCCACCGAAGTCAAGGCCGAGCCTAAGACTCCTACCAATTTCAACGAAGCCCTCGACCTCGTTAAGTCCGAAGGCTTGAGCGGCACATCGGCCACCAAAGCCGTCATCGCTCGCTTCCCCGATCTTTTCCTCGCTGCCCGTAACAGCGGCATCCGCACTCTCTAACCTAAAACTACTATGGCATCACAAGTTGACTCCCTAAACCGCAGCTTCGTCGCTGACGTTGCAATCAGCGCGTTCCGCTTGGTCAAACTGCACACCACGGAAAACGAAGTCGTGGCTGCAACCAACGGAGCCGCCATCGGGTTCACACAAGACGACGCTTCGGCGGATCAGACTGTGAACGTCAAACTCTTTCACCCCACCTTCCTCGCCACCGTTTCTGGCGCGGGCGTTGCGGTTGGCTCGGCGATTCACGCCATTGCTGACGGCAAAGTCGCTTCCGCTGGCGGTGTGACCGTGGGCTTCGCAATCAACGCTGGCACGACCAACGACATCATCGAAGTCGCCGTGCCGAGCAAGAGCTTCTAATCGGATAACACTATGGCCTACACAAACTCCAACGCCCTTCCTCGCGCGGAAATCTCGCAAGCGGTTTTCGAGGCGCAGAGCAACAGCAACGCCCTCCCGTTCATCGGCCTTGAGGTGCTTCCGGTTTATTCGGTTGCCGCTCGCTCCGGTGAGTATCTGAAGATCGAACTCGGCGGCGGCGAAGCCTACAACGTCGATGCGCTCAAGACTGATCCCGGTGCGGCTCGCTCGCGCGTCACCCGCCGCTTCACCAGCGACACCTACGCCACGACCAGCTACGAACTCGAAGAGCTTCTGCCCGACGAGACTGCCGCTGACCTTGGCCGCTACTTCGACGTTGAAGTTTCCAGCGCAGCGTTCCTCAACAACAGCTTGCTCATCTCGCATGAGCAGCGCGTTGCCGACCTCGTTTTCGGTTCCAGCATCAGCGCGATCAGCGCCAATGCCGCTTACACCGCTGGCAGCATCGACACCCTCGATATCGCCAAGGACGTTGACGATGCGATGACGGAACTCGCCAAGAAGAACGTGATTGCCGACACGGTGATCCTTTCTCTCCCGGTGTTCAACCGCATCCGCCGCACGACCAAGCTGCTCAACAACCTTTTCGGCCCGGTGAAAAACTCGGCGCAGGTTCGCCCTGCTTCCGCCGAGGAAGTTGCCGCCGCCCTCAACGTGTCTCGCGTCCTCATCGGTCGCGGCGCTCGTAACGGCGCGAAGAAAGGCCAGAGCTACTCCGGTTCCTTCATCTGGGGCAACTCCAAGGTTGTCGTCGCCAAGCTCGGCGCTGGTGAGTTCACCGCTGGCGGTTTGGGCCGCACCCTCCTCTGGAGCGAAGATAGCCCGACCCCGCTGGTCACCGAGACTTACCGTGACGAAGCCCGCCGCAGCAACGTCATCCGCGCTCGCCACAACACGGCTGAGAAGCTGATCGACACCAGCTGCGCCATCGGCATCGACACCTCC